CCAACAGAAAAGAATGCGTGGGTAACAGCATCTGGCAATAAGAACGACGGTAGCCCATATATGGGACGTCAAGCACAGCGTCGTATTGTTACACGTGCTCTAGCAAGCGGTGTTGATGCAAATACAGAAATTCGTGAAGAACAACGTGTGTTTAACTTAATTGCTGCTCCTGGTTATCCAGAACTGATTTCAAACCTAGTTGCATTAAACAACGATCGCAACAATACGGGATTTGTTGTAGGCGACACTCCGCTACGATTAGACGATAGCGGCAATAGCTTAATTGACTGGGCTACAAATAATTCAGGTAACGGACTAAGCACAGCAGACGGATTAGCAACAACTGACAACTATTTAGGTGTTTTCTATCCAAGCGGACAAACAAACGATTTAAGTGGCAATACAGTGGTTGTTCCGCCAAGTCATATGATGTTACGCACATTAATCCGCAATGACGAAATTGGTTATCCATGGCTAGCACCAGCAGGTACACGCCGTGGTACAATTGATAATGTTAGTGCATTAGGTTATGTAAATGCGCAAACAGGTTCGTTTGTACAAATTGCAAACCGTTCAAGCGTTCGTGATACACTATACGAAAACAATGTTAACCCACTAACCTTTATTCCAGGCACTGGTCTAGTTAACTATGGTAATAAGACTACACAAAGTGGTACAGCATTAGATCGTATTAACGTGGCACGTTTAGTAGCGTTTGTTCGTAATCAAGTTGAATCAATTGCTAAAGGATTCATCTTTGAACCAAATGACAAACTAACACGTGATGAAATTAAGAATCAGATCGAAGGCTTAATGAACGATCTAATCGCAAAACGTGGTATCTACGATTATCTAGTTGTGTGTGATGAATCAAATAACACAGCAGCACGAATTGATCGTAATGAACTATACGTTGACATTGCTATTGAACCAGTTAAGGCTGTGGAATACGTTTACATTCCAGTACGTATTAAGAACACTGGCTCAATCGCAGCAGGTTTATAATAGAATAAACTATTATAATAATTTAAGGGGGTCAATTAAGACCCCCTTTTTTTGACTCCGGGTTCTGGATAAATAATAGCATATACTTTAATTAGGAGAAACAAAAATGGCGGTTTCATCATTAACTAGAATGACAGTACCTTTAGCGAGTGACCAATCAAGCTCGACTCAAGGTCTATTAATGCCAAAGCTAAAATATCGCTTTCGCATTATTTTTGAAAACTTTGGTGTAAGCACACCACGTACAGAACTAACCAAACAAGTAATTGACTTTGCTCGCCCAAGCGTAAGTTTTGATGATATGACAATTGATATCTATAACTCAAAAGTACGTTTAGCTGGCAAGCATACTTGGGATGACACTACAGTTAACTTACGTGACGATGCTGCAGGTAATGTTAGTAAGCTAGTTGGCGAACAACTACAAAAGCAATTTGACTTTATGGAAATGAGTTCAGCAAGTTCTGGTATTGACTACAAGTTTATTACACGTTGCGAAATCTTAGATGGCGGCAATGGCGCAAATGAACCGACTGTACTAGAGACCTGGGAACTTTACGGTTGTTATTTAACCAGTGTTAACTACAACGATTTAGCATATAGCGATAGTGCTCCTGTTACTATGGGATTAAACATTCGCTTTGATAATGCATTACAAACTCCTCTTGATTCAGGCGTTGGTACAGCGATAGGACGTACACTAGGTTCAGTAGTAACTGGCTAATAAGCAATGGGATTTGGTAGCACACTTAGTAATTTACTAAGTGGTTTTGGCGATGGTCTTACACAAGGACTGTTTGGCAGCGACTACTTAAAGGATTACAAACACGCAAGCAAAACGTTCTTATCGGACGGATATGCGCTTGCACCGCAAACCAAATACCTATTCCATGTTTATTTTACAATAAACACTGATGTGATTCCTGGTTTAGCTCAAGCACTAGGAACCTCGGCAACTGATAGGGCTACTATCGGCATGATGGTCAAAACCGCCGACCTTCCGCGGTTCAATATTGATGTTGCTGAGCTGAACCAGTACAATCGCAAACGTTACGTACAAACTAAGTTAAATTACGAGCCTGTTAATATTTCTTTTCACGACGACGGTAGTGATTTAACTCGCAGCATGTGGTATAACTATTATACCTATTATTTTTCTGATGCAAAACACAGCTACGATGGAGTTGGCACTGACACAAGTACTGGTTTGGGCAACGGTATATTTGATTATAATCGCAGAGATATTTACGATAATTTGCGCAATGTAAACGAATGGGGATATCAAGGAACTGGACCAACTGATTACAAACCAAATTTCTTCAAGGACATTAAAATTTATGGACTTAATAGAGGAAACTTTGTACAGTATACATTAATAAATCCAATGATCACTAATTGGGCGCATGATCAGTTTGACTACAGTCAAGGTGGCGGCACAATGACTAATCAAATGACCATTAAATACGAAACTGTCAAATATCAACGCGGTCAAGTTAAAGGTGGAGCAGTGCGTGGATTTGGTGAAGGTTCTATGTATGATACTGAACCGAGTAAATTATCTAAACCAGGCAGCACAGAAACTATTTTTGGCGCAGGCGGATTATTGGATGCTGGTGCAGATGTTATCAGCGACCTACAAAATGGAAATGTTCTTGGAGCATTGCTAACTGCTGGAACAGCTTATAACACATATAAAGATTCTGACCTTGGCAGCATGCTTGCTGAAGAAGGTGTTGGCCAATTAGCATTGGCAACTACAGCAGTATTAACTAATCAAAATGTACAAAATTCAATTAGTAATTTTATTTTTCCCAAAGCCGAAGGCGCAACTAATAATTTACCACTAGGGTCTGGAACTACAGTAAGTAATAGTGGATTTACTAGTGCAACAAACTGGACTAACCCAAACACAGGTTCAACGTTTGTTAGCACATCTGCATCATCAGCAGCAACTAATCCAATAGCTAAACCTTGGGTAAATCCAAATTTACCAGCAACAGACCCAAGCCTAAAACCAGGTACCCAACAGTCTGATGTATCGAGTAACGGAAGCAACGTAAATTATTATTGGGAAGAATAATGGCAACTGTAAATATTGAACGAACCACAACCACAACTAAAATTTATGACAAATTTTATAATGTAGAACTTGTAGTTAGTACATCCGAATACGATCTTACAGTGTCATTTTTTAAAAAAATGATGACAGACCCTGTACTAGCAGAACAATTTGCTGCTAATATTTTTCAAATTGCCAAAGACACTGGTGTTTCTGTACAGACTTACCTTGAGAATCTCCAAGGTCAAAATGAAATGCAATTAACAATGAGTATGGCCTACTATCTAAATAGTACACGTTCAAATTCAACATTATTAGGTGTTGGACAAGTTATTACACCAGACTATTACGCTGCGAGAAACGTAGCAATCTAAAATGGCTAAACCTAAATTCTCACAAGGAGTTTATGAAGTTCGGAACGCTAACAAGTATGTTGGTAAAGGCAAACCTCGTTATCGTAGTTCGTGGGAACTTTCTTTTATGAACTTTTTAGATAACAACGAACATATAATGCAGTGGGCAAGCGAAAGTATTAGTATTCCGTACAGACATCCTCTAACAGGCAAACAAACAATTTATGTGCCTGATTTTTTAGTAATTTATAGAGATAAAAATGGCAAGCAGCGAGCAGAGTTAGTAGAAATTAAACCGTCTGGACAAAGCATGCTCACCGAAAAACAAAATCCACAACAACGTGCTACAGTAGCAGTTAATTACGCCAAATGGGAAGCTGCACAACATTGGTGTAAGCGTCAAGGAATAACTTTTAGAGTTATTACAGAAAAAGATATGTTTCATCAAGGAAAGAGCCGCTAAATATCTTTATGTCACAAAAACTAGAAGAACTATTTAATCTACCTCCCTCCTCATCTGATGAAGAAGTAGACATTGTTGACGAACCTGAAGAGTCATTTGGTATTCCACAAACCTATGAAGGATATACCAATCTAGAAAAGATTGATGCTGCACTTCCTGCTGTTAAGAATCTTGAAGCATCTGATAAAGAAATGGATCAACTTGCTGAAACAGCAATGAAGACGTACCAAGATCTAGTTGACCTAGGTATGAATGTTGAAGCAAGATTCAGCTCAGAAATCTTTAGTGTAGCAAGTTCGTTGCTTGGGCACGCTATTACTGCTAAAACTGCTAAGATGAACAAGAAACTTAAAATGATTGATTTACAATTAAAGAAGGCAAAACTTGATGCTGATAGAGGCGATAACGAAGGCGGTGCAACAGCAACTGGTCATGTTCTTGATAGAAACGAACTTCTTGACAAACTATTGAATCCAAATAAGAACAACGACGCATAAATATACTTAACTCAGGAGTTAAGTAAATGCGCTCGCTAACAGAATTTTTAACAGAATCTAAAAAGAACTACGAATATCGCGTCAAAATTGCAGGCGACTGTCCTAAAGAACACGTCGATGCACTAAAGAAACTTTTTGCTAAATTTAACATGGTTAGTATGTCTGACATGAAAACTACACCTGTTATGAAATGTCCATATGATTTTCCAGGCTTAGAAAATGAGTCTGTAAACATTTTTGACGTAGTTTTTGAATATCCAGCAAGCACAGGACAACTAGCAGAACTAATGCAAAAATTAGGTATTGCTGAAAATCGCATTGTAATCCTAGATCGTAGATTTAACGACAGCATGGATGCAGAAGTTGCTGCTAAAGAACACGAAGGCGCATTACTAGACGACCAAACACTCCCCGAACAAAACGCAGAACAAAAAGCAGCCGGCGCAGCATATGGTAATAGTTTTCAGAATGTGGTTGCAGATATGGAAAAGCGTGAGTACGAAATTGCAGGCGGCAAAACACCAAAAGCACAAACTACAAACGATCTTCCACAAGGCACAAAAAGTCCAGTAGGAAGTTAATATGAACGATATTTATAAAATTTTAGAAAGCATTCAAACTATAACCGAAGGGCCAGTAGATGATGAATATCAACAAGCAATTAAAAATTGCAAAGGTGATCTAAACTGCATCAAAGCAATAGAAAAACAGCATCCTTATCATAAAGGCGACGATGGGTTCGATGATTGGGATGACGATGATGATTTTGATTATAGTAGGTATAAGCCCGAAGACCCTAATGCTATGCCAACTGGTATTGATCACTTAGATAAAATGATGTTGCATGAGTTTGGGTATAAACCTTGGGTTCCGGCTGCTGGCGTTATTTTAAATGTAGCATTAGGGCCAGGAAGAAACTGGGCTAATACCTATCCAAGATCAGCTCTTCATCCGATGTATATGGTTGCATTAGAAATTGCTGAAAAATGGATTGATACCGCAAATGAAAAAAACGCAGTTAGCGTTAAAGCACAAGATGGAAAATCATATTGGGTTCCTAACACAGCCGAATCAGAAAAACTATTTAAGGTTTTATACAGACTCATGCCACCTGCTAGACGTTATTGGGATGAAGAAGGTTATAATATTTTTGATGACAAAAATATTAATGAAGTTGCTGCTACTGTGTTCAGCGACAGCAAAGGACATCATTTAAAAAATGCCGACGGCGAAGTTGTACAAAGTTTTGATAAAACACCAGAAGGCCTGCGTCAAGCACGTAATGCTCTATATGCAAATTATAATGTATTAAGCATGGAAAAACCTAAGGAAAGTACCATGAACGAATTTGAAGAAAAATTTAACACTGCTCTTAATGAGTCTTTAACAATCACCACAACCGCAGGCACCGACCAGCCTGATAATGTTAGCGTTAACGCCACAGACGAAGATGCACACACATTAGTTGCTATTCTAAAAGCAGCAGGTCTGCCATATAAAGAACAAGAAGCAAAAATTATTGCTGCTACACCGTGCGGCGAGCAAGTTGAAGAAGAATACGCTAATGAACCAGATGAGAAAAACATGAGTGTTGATTATATGGTTAATCAACTATCAGGTGGATTAGGCAAACAGCAAAAAATGTATCGCAAGGAATATCCAGGTGACAATGCTATGGCTGTTAACGAAGAAAACCTAATGCGTGGTCTTTGGGATTTATATAAAAAGGTATAAACATGACTGAAGCAGACATTCTTAAAAGATATCAAGACATCGTCTCCAGAGACTATATGCTAACGGAAAACCCATATAACGTTGTGGAAGGTTATGGTAGCAAACGCGAAGCACAAGCATATCTAGTTAGTGTATACAAAGAAAATGATTACGATATGTCCTATGAAGAATGGCTGGATGATATCCGCAGCGGTGGCTATTCACCTGCGCTAACACGAGCAGTCAATGCGATTGATGCTATCAAAGAAGCCATTGATGAAAAACGCTATCTTGTGAGTGTTGAAATGTACATGTACGCCAAAGACGACGAAGATGTACAAAAACAAGCACAGCGTTTTGCTGATCAACTAAAAGCCAAACACGACAACCAAGCAGTTGTTATGAGCATTTATGAACAACCGTTTGGCACGTTAGGTAATCGTAAATTATTTGATAAAAACGATTAATGAAAACTTTAAAAGATTACATTTATAATGCACAAAAACCACGCATCAACGATAGCGTGGTTATTAGTGTCAACGACGAATATGTAATTGAAAGTAAAATTACTAATCTAACTGATTGTATTACAGTCGTAATGGATCCAGTTACACGAGAAATTGTAAAACACGCAAAAGCAAATTCATTAACGGAAGGTTCTGTTGTTGACTTTGATCGCATCGGTCGTTACAGTGCATGGGGACGTGCATTATTACAAGTACTAAAGTGGTCTAACAACCCTCGTGTAATTGACAAACATACTACAGATAACGATATTGTTCTGATCATCCGTGATGATGTACTAAATCAAATACTAGAAAAAGAAGCACCAGGAATTACTTCTAATCAAATTGCTATGTATGCAAAAGCAATTCCAGAATTAGATTATCAGTGGGCACCAAAAAGTAAACAACACGTCATTACAATGCCGCGTGATTTAAAATTAGCCGCATTATCAAAACCAGAAAAAACAACCGAAAGTGAATTAACATTTGAAAACAATACATGGCATTTAAATTACTGGACCAGTAAACCAGTTAGTAAAATTGTATCTGAAATGAAACAACAAGCGAAAGAGATGATTTCTGAAACAAAAACAGGTAAAATGCCATTAAACTATTGGGAAGCAAATCCAGGTTCTGTATACACCGCAGACAAGTATTATGATATGTATCGTGCTAGCATGCTAATGGGTCGCTTATCCAATAAACATTCAAGCGAAGATTTTAGCGATATTGATGCGTATAGTTGGATTAACAATGCTCCTATGCTAGTAACATATACCCCTGAAGAACTTGAAATGGCAAAAGCAGCATTTAAGTTTATGGGAATTCCAATGAAGACTCATGTACCAATGGGTAGCGATGAGCCTGGTGCGGTCAATAAAGTTTCACCATTTAAACCATTTAAAGGTTACAAAGGCGCCCAACGCTGTTCTAAGTAAATGTTAATCTCAGAAGTGTTTCCTCCTCTGGGTAAAAGCGTAAAGTATAACTTTTACGATATCTTTGCCTTTGTGCGAATAGCGGATTCTGGAAAATTAAAAATATCACTACGCAGAGATAGACCAGCAGAAGTTAAAAAGTCTGGTGTCTATGTTTGGCATCATCCAGACTGGGGATATTTTTATGTAGGTATTGCCGCTGCCGACAACTTTACAGAACGCTGGAATAAACATATTCAAAAACTATTAGATAATTGTTCATCTGCTAAACAAATGAAAAATTGGAAAGCGTTTGCTGATCGTTTTAAAGCAGCAGGATATGGACTAGACGATTTCAAAGACATTACATTGCGTTTCTTTCCGGTAGCAAGTCGTACAGAATTTCCTGGCGAAGAAGCAGAGTTTAAAAAGTATTTGTCTGACATCGAAACACGTATTGTTGGTATCATTAACCCCGCATGTAATAAAGAATATAACCCAGCTCGCCCTAGTTCTACACGCTATCCAGAACCACGCAATAAGTAATTACATGAGTAAAACTTATTGTGCCGCTCCTTGGCACGGGCTTCATATTAATCCAAATGGAAATGTAAAAACATGCTGTGCTGGAGATCCTAATATACTAGGAGATCTAAATACACAAAGCATTAAAGATATTCTGTTTGGCGAAAAAGTTCAGGAAATACGTGCTACTCTTAAACAAGGGCATATGCATGAGCAGTATTGTTATAACTGTATTCAAGCAGAACGTTATGGTCGTAGTGAAAGACATTGGCACAACGATGTCAGCGAAGACTTTGATAGCACACAGGCAGATTTAGATTATCATCGACCAGTATTAGTTGACGTCCGCTGGAACATCACCTGTAATCAAAGTTGTAATTATTGCGGCGATAAATGTAGTTCAAAGTGGGCAGCACTGAACGGAATTCCTTTTAAATCACAAGTACGTCCGTATTATCAACAAGTACACGAATATTTAGAACAGTATCAAAATTGGATGAGAGAAGTGGCATTAGTGGGTGGAGAACCGCTGTTACTTCCAGAGAACGAACGCTTACTTGATATCGTTCCAGATGGAGTTACTGTAACAGTAATCACAAACTTTAGCATGGACTTGTCCAAGAACAAAATATTTGAAAAGTTAGCAAATCGTAATAAAGTGGGTTGGAGTTTGAGTTTTGATAATATAGGCGATCGTTATGAATATGTTAGGTATGGCGGAGAGTTTGCGCAACTAGAACACAATATAGAGTTACTCAACCCATTGTTTAATCAAGGACACTGGGGCGGAATACATGCTGTGTATAATCTGTATAATTGTACACACCTAAATGACTTTACAGATTGGGCTCGCAAACACAACTTATCTATTCAATGGCAGAGTTTGTATCAACCAGAGTGTCTTGATCCGTTAAAACACAAAAAAGAAGTAAGAAACTTAGCACGAGAAGAAATCAAACGGTTATTAAAAAGAACAGATTTAACCAATAGCGAACGCGGTTTCTTTGAAACAGCACTAAATAATTTTAACAGTGCTGAAGAACAAGACGAGTCAGCAAAGCTCGCACAGCACATAAACGATATAGAAACACTATATCATCCCAATAAAGCAGGCCAATTTCATAAGTTATGGCCTGAACTGGCTTGTGCCTTAGGACCTTTATAGGCACGGCTTACGGCAAAATCCGTAGGCGTCTGGTGCTAGCTACCCAGAAGCAACTCTCGCTACCATTGCTTTTAAAGTGAGAAGCCCGTGAAAACGGGCTTTTTTATCTTTGATTAATAACAACAGGCTCTTGTTCTAAGTTTAGATACTGAGCCCAACTATGATGATTAATACGTAATTGTGTTTTGCGTATTTGATTAGCTAATTGATAATAATCCGGCGTAAATGGAGCACGCTTAGGTTTAATTAATTTGTCGCTTTTGTCCCAATTGCACGGTTTACACGCAGTTACACAATTATCCCATTCTGTTTTTCCGCCCAAGCTTTTAGGAATAACATGATCGATAGTTAATTGTGCTGGTACAAAAGTATCGCCGCAGTATTGACACTGAAACATATCACGAACATATAGGTTTGATCTACTAAATGTTTTTGTTTTGCGTTTAGTATATCCGCTCTTCAATGCAATTACTGCTGGAACACGCATAACAGTTTTCTGACTATGAATGGCCCAATCGTCATACCATTCTAATACATGTACTTTGTCAAGGAATAGAAGTTTAATCGCTTGCTGCCAATGAACAGCACTTAACGGAATATAACTTAAAGGTTGATAATCTGGACCTAGTACTAATGTGTGAGCCATCATAGTATTTACTTAAATAAAAAATATGTTCAAAGTATCTGACATAAAACGTGTTCATTTAGAAATAAGCTCTGTGTGTAATGCCCGTTGTCCTGGATGTCCGAGAAATTTGTTTGGATATCCGTTTAACAATGGGTATATTGAGCATAATATGTCATTAGACGAAGCAAAAACAATTTTTAAAGATATTATAAAACAACTCACACACATAAGAATTAACGGCAACTTTGGAGATGCGGTATCAAATAACAGTACACCAGATATAGTGGAATGGATGCTTGAAGAAAATTCTGGCTTAAACATTGTAATATCAACTAACGGGTCCGCACAAAATAAAAGATTTTGGGAACGTCTTGGCAAAACCGGCATCACAGTTGAATTTGACATTGACGGATTTGAGGGTACACACGAACTTTACAGACAAGACACAAATTTTAATAAAATAATAACAAATTCAAAGATTTTTATTGATTCTGGGGGAATTGCAACTGGAAAATTCATTGATCTTGGATATAACTCTGATCAATTTGATGATTTACGCAAGATGCTTCTGGGAATTGGATTTCAGCAGTTTAAAAAAATTAATAATCCGCGTGAAGATTTTTCCAGTTACGACAAGAATGGTAACCTGGTGTTTATATTGAATCGTAATGAACCAACAATTTTTAAAGAACTTGAAACACGAAAGAGCAATGATTTAATATTAGAAGATATTATAAACGATAAACGGCCTTGCCAGTGTATTAACTGCGAAGTTAAACAATCAAAAGAAATATATATTTCAAGCATTGGCGATGTTTATCCTTGTTGTTTCTTGGGATTCGAACCAAAAACATATGGCAAAGGAAAGTATCACCAGGCAGCAAACGCACAGTTTAATTCATGGCTGACAAAAAATAATGCGCTTAAATATAGTATTCACGAATGTATTACTTGGTTCAGTCAAGTTGAAGATTCTTGGAATAAAAAAACATTTGAGGAAGGAAGGTTGGTTATATGTAACGACGTATGTGGAGTAGATAATGTCTAAATCTTTAGAAGGTGTTTTAGTTAAAAAAGCGCACAGCAAAATGAACTATACTCCTGAGCAAATACAGGAGTTTGCGAAGTGTGCTGATCCTGTTACTGGTCCAATGTACTTTATGGACAATTTCTTTAGCATTCAACACCCTACTAAAGGTAAAATGATTTATCATCCTTTTGAGTACCAAAAAGAATTAATTAACACATATCATAACTATCGTTTTAGTATTAGTCTGATGCCTCGACAGACTGGTAAATCAACTAGTGCTGCTGGATTTTTATTGTGGTACGGAATGTTTAAGCCAGACTCAACTATCCTTATTGCTGCGCACAAATACTCAGGCGCACAGGAAATCATGCAGCGTATTCGTTATGCGTATGAACTATGTCCAGATCATATACGTGCTGGTGTAACGTCATATAACAAAGGATCAATCGAATTTGATAACGGATCACGTATTGTAGCGCAAGCAACTACTGAAAATACTGGACGTGGTATGTCAATCACGCTCCTATATTGCGACGAGTTTGCTTTTGTGCGACCTACTATTGCGAAAGAATTCTGGACTTCAATTTCGCCTACACTGTCAACTGGTGGTAAAGCAATTATTACAAGTACACCAAACTCAGACGAAGACCAATTTGCGTTAATTTGGAAACAGGCTAACAAAACCGAAGACGAGTTTGGTAATGAAACAGAACTAGGTATTAATGGATTTCGCGCATATAGAAGTTATTGGAGAGACCACCCAGACAGAGACGATAAGTGGGCAGAGGAAGAACGTGGACGCATTGGCGATGAACGCTTTCGTCGAGAAATGGATTGCGAATTCATCATCAACGATGAGACTCTAATTAATGCAACGACACTTGTAGATCTAGAAGGAGTCGAACCTGTTTACAAAACTGGTCAAGTACGTTGGTATGAAGAACCAAAAGCAGGAAGAATATATGTTGTAGCACTTGATCCAAGTTTGGGAACAGGAGGAGATCCTGCTGCTATTCAAGTATTTGATGCTAACACTACCACACAGATGGCAGAATGGAAACACAATAAAACACCAATCCCAACACAGATACGTATTTTAAATGACATTATAAAAGCAATTTACGACAAAACACAAGATGCTACTAGCATCTATTATAGCATTGAAAACAATACTATTGGCGAAGCAGCATTAATTAGTCTAGCAGAATTTGGCGAAGACAATTTTCCAGGGATGATGCTAAGTGAACCTAAGAGTGCTGGTTCAGGAAGACGTTTCCGCAAAGGATTCAACACTACTAACAAGTCTAAGATTTCTGCTTGTGCTAAACTTAAAAACTTAGTTGAAACTAAAAAAATGATAATTAATAGTAAAAGTTTAATATCAGAATTCAAAACGTTCGTAGCGCACGGTACAAGTTATGCTGCTAAGATTGGCGAAACTGACGATTTGGTAATGGCAACAGTTCTTGCTGTGCGCATGATGCAAGTACTACAAAACTATCATGCAGAACTTAACACACAAATTGCGGATTTTGGTGACGAAGTTATCGAACCAATGCCGTTCATACTATTTTAAAATTTTATTCTACCCATGGCACACGTAATACTATTCGCTGATCGAGCACCTAAAAGTTATATTAATCCCGATCTTGGTTCAGGAGCATCATATTATAATTATCCAGCAGGTGCATATAAAATTGCATCGGTATTGCGTAGTCTTGGGTTTGAAGTTTTGGTAGTTAGTAATTGTTTAAGTTTAACATTTAAAGGGGTTCAACAGATTATTGATAATAATAGTAATAATCTGTTATGGGTAGGTATTAGCAGCACATTAATGTTTTTGAGATCAAATAAATTTGAATATTACCGAAATATTTGGCACACAAGCAACGAGTTAACCATGGATTTGGACTTTTTTGGAGGTTCCGGAGGTTCTAAAGATGGTAGAGCATTTAACGATGCTATTGCATCTACAGAATTAGTTTGGTCACAAGGTGAAATTAATCGGCTTGCTGAATTTACTGATCGATATAATGCCCCTGTGTTAATTGGCGGCACTTGGGTAACATATATGCAAGGTGGAAATTTTGGAAAAATTCATAAAAATGCACAGATAGTCACTAATTATGCAGAAAAGTATGTTGAAGAATTTACTTTGAAAAAATTAAAGGACTCAAACGTTAGTCCACCGTTTCTTGTTCCCAACGATGAGTATGATTTTAAAAATAGTGTAATAACATACACCAAACATGATTTATTAAAACCGGATAATTGGCTTTCCCTTGAAGTTGCTCGAGGGTGTGGGTTTAACTGTGCGTATTGCAATTTTCAACATAGAAATATACGTGACAATTATAAATCACCAAAAGTGCTGCGAGAAGAACTGATAAGAAATTACGAAGAATATGGAATTACAAACTACATGTTAGTTGATGATCTATATAACGATAGCAAATATAAAGTTCGAGATCTCTACGATAATGTATGGAGCAAATTGCCATTTAAAGCTGAATGGGTCGGGTATATGCGTTTAGATATGTTTTATGCTGATCCCGAGAGCATTGAAATCGTAAAGGAATCAGGTGCACGATTTGGTAGTTTTGGTATTGAAACATTGCATAAAAAGGCAGGAGCAAAGGTTGGTAAAGGTCTCGGCAAGGAAAGGATTTTAAACACACTAGAATTATTGCATGAAAAATGGGGCACAGATGTATTATTAGTAGGTAATTTTATTGCTGGGCTGCCATATGAAGATAAACAAAGCATTCAAGAAACTATGGATTGGACAATAGAGACCGATCTATTATTCTCAACGTTATGGACCCCTCTTTGGGTTACTCCACCAGAACATTTTGAAATTGTAACAAATGACGCATTAACAAAACTTGCACGCGACCCAGAAAAATGGGAGATTAAATGGATCAGCCCTGATAATTGGGTTAATAGCGAAGGATTAACATTTAAAGAAGTTAATGAAATGTGTATAAAACAGAGAGATAGATTATCCGAAGATGCAAAAATGATCAGAGGAGTTTTTGGCTTCTCAGATTATGCAGATTTAAGATCGTTAGGAATGACACATCAAGATATCGTTGATAGACGTTACAATAAGACAGATGTATCTAAGTTAAAAAACGCAAACCAACTTAGTCAATCGTTAATTAAAGATCGTTTAGATTATTGGCTAAACGTAAAACTGTAAAAGTGGGCTAAATACTGTGTATTAATGAAGAAATATAATGGATAGCACAGCAACAGATCTTTTTAATTTACTTGTAAGTCGTGACTACACAGTCAAAACACTAACTAATCAAGGCAAGCCAGAAACGAATCCTGGTGATGCTGAAATGTTTTCGTTTGACTTTGAAACATCTCAAAACAACTACGGAACTGTGGTTATTTTGTTAGATGACGAAGGAAACTTTGAAGTATATTACGGCGATAATGTTGGCAAGAACATGGAAGGCGATGACAAAGACAGTTGGTATGATTTCTTAAACCAACTAAAAACATTCGCTACACGCAACTTATTAACATTTACATTAAAGAATCTAAACAAGTTAAAGTACAGCATGCAGGGCATGGCTGCTATTAACGAAGGTTTATTTGAAGGCTGGAACGGAACCAAACGTACCAGTTACAATGATAAGCCGGGCACAACACGCTTAAAGATTGTTCATAGCCGCGAACTAGGCGAAGGTGAACAACGCTTTCGCAACATTGAAAAGTTATATGTTGAGAACACCGAAGGTGAACGCTTTAAACTACCATTTACTACACTGGTAGGTGGACGTGCAATGGCTCGTCACGTGGCCGAAGGCGGCACACCATATGATGTTTTTGGACAACATATCACAGACATGGTTCGCGAAGCAAATATTTTAAGTAGATTTGTAAGAACAACAAAAACCATTACTGAAGATGATGCAGAACAATATGAAGTTGTCGCTGCCGGTCGTGATCGTTATCAAACTGTGCGCGGTAGATTAAAAAGTCTAGCAGGAAAACGCGGTTACAATGCGTATAAAGAATCATGGGATCCTGCTGTACTAGAACAAGATTCTGCTGTTGTTGACGCATTACGTGGATCGTTTATAACAAAAACGGTACCGACACAGATTGAAGAAGCACTTCCATATATTGCACAAAACTTACAACCATCCCAATCCAAGGAACCAATCATGAAAGAATTTGATCAATTTGCCAACTGGGCGGAAAACGTAACTGAAGGCACCTGGGCTATTCCAGATGACGAAGCTAAAATCAAAGAATTAAAAGATATTTTAGCACAACCTCTACCAGTTGGAGTTGACGCTATGAACGCTACTAATGTGTTATACGACATTATTGGAGATGATGAACTGTTTGATCGGTTAGGTACACTAGCAGATCAAGACCCAGAAGCAGATGCTCGCAGCGTAATTGAAGATTGGATTGAAGAATACAGCGATAGCTATCCTGGATTAGAAGACCTAGCAGCTCGTGTATTTGGCGATACCGATACTGATGAACTAGAGTTTGAAGAAGCTGCGGATGTTGGCGCACGTGGAATGAACAAATATGGAATGAGTGCTATTAAAACCGCACAAGGTTTCTTTGCACTAGTAAATGGCAAAGTTGTTGCTGGTCCTTTTGACTCAATTGATGAGCTAAAAGCCTATCAAGAAGATGAATTAAACAAAGAAGCAGTTGGTGAGCAATTAGATATTGACACCGGTGAAGAACAACGCAAACAAGAGCGCGATCACATGCTGGAAATGAATGCATGGCGCAAACTAGCAGGCATGCAAGAAAAAGTATACGAAGACTTTACTGCATTCCAAGAACCAGTTCAGGAAGCATACAGCGATTTAGATGATCCAAGCACAGGCGGACAAATTAAAAATCGCGAAGATTTTCTAGTCAAGAGCAAGCATCTGTATAACATGATGATGGATCCTAATCTAAAAGATTTAGAAAGCATGCAAGCAATTCAGGATGCTATTGCTAAACTAGAAAAACAAGCACGCGAACTAGGCTTGTTAGAAATGACCGAAGACGAACGTGCTGCTAAGTTAAACGATGATATTTTAGGCGAACTAAACGCAAGCGAACTGGGTAAGGAAGGTGTTGATTGGTTTGCACCAGCAGACACAGAACCGTACGATCCAGAACGCGACGACCCACGTGACGATCCTAATTACGGTTTTGATCGTAAGCCAACTAAGCCGCAGCCAACAATTGCTCCCGGAGCAAAGAAGACACAAGAAGCTAACGCTGGTAAGTTTGGTCAGCAAGATAACGAAATTGAAGATCCAGAACAGATTGTTCCTGGCAAAGAAGGCATGCAGGACGAGAAACTTGAAGAAGCACCAAGAGAAGAATTACCACCGGGTTATTCTCGTGTAGGTCCTAAGGGAGTGTTAGTAGGCCCTTCAGGAAATTTATCAAACTGGAGAGATCCAAACATGGATCCAGATTATTGGGCTAGAGACAACATGACCAAGTACGATATGGATGCTGACAATGAGTGGGACGAAATTGAAAATTGGTTAACTAGCGGTTCTTACAAAGCCGGAAATGATCTACGTAGATCAATGATGCTTAAAAAGTATGGTTTAGATCAAGGTGTTACACCAGAAAAACTAGCAGCAGCAAGATCAAAAGCAGATGCTATTAAAAAAGCAGCACAGGATAAAGAAGACAAGTTCTATAGAGATATGGAAGTTGCTCGTATCCTAGGTCGTGATGCAGGTTCTACAGCAGACTATGAAAGAAACCGGGCTGCTACAGATAAAGAACTTGCAGGTCTTAAGAAGAACGCTGGTATTAAAGTAATGGACTTAGGTCTAGATAACTTAACTGGTAAAAAGAAAGGACTTAATGTAGGTCAAGGCTGGAGCGATCAAATGGACATTGATGATCTAGATCGTGTAAGTGCTAAGTATGGCACTAATCCAGCATCAGATCAAACCGCAGCACTAGCACATCAAGAACGTGAATTTGCTCCAGGCAGCGATGAAGCGTGGAATCAATACCTAGCCAAGCATGGTGACGGTAGCAAGAGCAAAGTTCCGACTACCAGAAAGATGGGAATGGATGTAATGGATCTTGGGCTAAAAGGCGAAAGCAAAGAATCTGACCTTGATGAAGCTGGTTATAAAATACCCAAAAACTATGCTGCAATGATGCAAAAAAAGAAGAGTCAGCAAAAGAAAAACAATGATGAATCACAAGTTACCAAAGATAGCGTAGCTAAATTACTAGTAAAATACGGCAACAATCCTGAAGCGGTTGAGAAAATGATTGAAAAAGAATTTGAGTGGGCAGTTAAGACATATCCACAAGCCACAGCATCAAGGATTGCTGAAATTATTAGAACTGTAGCAGAAGATGTCGAACTTGATGAAGCTAAGTTAGATAAGTCTTCACCAATCTATAAAGACTACGAAGCACTTAAGAAAAAGTCCATTGCTGATCTTCGCAACATCATTGGACGCAATCATCGTGTTGTTGACCTAAAGGGTTATGATAAAGCAGGTGCAATTAGACAAGTCCTTGATGACAGATATGGCGAAAGGAAAGTTGATGCTTTCTTTGGTGAAGAATCCAACCTTGACGAAGCCGGTTATAAAATACCCAAAAACTATGCTGCAATGATGCAAAAAAAGAAGAGTCAGCAAAAGAAAAACAACGATGAATCACAAGTTACCAAAGATAGCGTAGCTAAATTACTAGTAAAATACGGCAACAATCCCGAAGCGGTTGAGAAAATGATTGAAAAAGAATTTGAGTGGGCAGTTAAAACATATCCAAATGCTACAGCAGCAAGGATTGCTGAAATTATTAGAACTGTAGCAGAAGAATCAAACCTTGACGAACGTTCTCTAACCAAAGGCGAAGAGAAAAAGAAAGAAAAGTATGTTAAGGGAATGAAAAAATCAAAAGCAGACTTTAAAAAGCGTTACGGCGATCGTGGCGAAGAAGTCATGTACGCAACTGCTACCAAAATGGCCAAAGAAGGCGAAGGCGAAACTACTGGAGGATCAAACATGTTT